ATCATCAACGGCCAGGGTGTAGCGCGATGCTTGGGATCGAATCCCTCCCTGTGCTCTGCCCACCTCTGTGTGGGCGTACAACACCTCTGTTTCTTACCAATGACCAAGACCACCGAAACCTCGTTTCAACGCTTCCACAAGGGCAATCCCTATGTGTATGATCAGCTCAAGGCATTGGCTCTTCGCCTCAAGAAAGTTGGGGTTACGAGTTATGGTATGAAGGCTCTGTTTGAGATCCTTCGCTTCAATGCTTTGCTGTCTGTTGATAGCAAGTTTAAGTTGAGCAACAACTACACCTCGTTGTATGCTCGTCTGCTGATGCAGCAGGAACCTGAGCTTGCTGGTTTCTTTGTTACTCGAACTCTTCGATGAAACGAAAACAACTCTCATTTACTGAGGTTGAGTTGGGTATCCTTGTGGATGCCCTTCGCAACCAATGGTGGGCACGTTACAATCCTCAAGTGGAGAAGAACGTAGAGCCTCATCACAATCTCCTTGACCGCATTATCAATGCCCAGGCGCAGACATCAACCAGACCTGAAACCGATTCCTAACTCAATCATCACACCCTTTGTTGGTGTATTGATTGCGTGGTCATTCCTTGGGTTAGTTGCGTATTCACTTCACCGTGATTATGAATCCAATCCGTCTCCAGTTGTAAACGTTCGACAGTAGTAATTGTTATGTCTCGACGAGATCCTTTCGGCAATCGTATTGATGAAGTTATGGAGTGGGACGCTTCTGATGAAGTGACCGACTACACTATCGAGGATGGACTTAGCGCGGCTGCCATGTGGGATCTTCCCGAGGCATACGCTTGTATTGTCCGTTCTACTGATAAGAATGGTAAGATTACTGAGAGGGCTTACCGTTCACCTTCAGCAGCTCACAAACATCTGCTTAAGCTGATGGAAGAGGAGGCTGATGAAGTCATGGTTCTCACTGATGAGACCATTTCTGTACCAACGTTCTGATTTCCACCATCATCATGAATCCAAACGACCTGGCTGACGTCCTCAAACACGAGGGTTTCAACGTTGATTACGACACAGGAGAAGTATGGACAGAAGATGTAGATGACACTCTGATCATCCTGTTTGTGCTGGGTAAGCTTGAGATCCGCCGTGATCTTGACGGTAAGCCTTGCTACTTCATTCCTCACCTTGATGTCTGTGATATGCAGACATACTGTGAAGCTTTTCCTGATGACATGTCCTGCAAGATGTACGATGTTTGAAGAAACCTTGACTCAACAACAAATCGAATCACTCACCGATCACCAATACTCTCTTTTCTTAGCTTATGGCGACACCTTTCGAGATCAACAAACAATTCCAATTAGAGAAGGAAGCGATCTCGTGTGGGAAAGAGAAGCTACACGACTCCTTGAAAAAGCTGGAGGAGAAAAGCTATGCCTCTGCTAGTGTCTATGGCACAGCAAGCATTAGGACTGCCTTACCAGCTGTTGTCAAGGCTGTAGAGACTTCACTATTTAAACTTCGTAAGGGTCAGGCCGGGCAGTATTACAAGCCTATTGCTGAGCACATTGATGATCTTGAGCCGTTAGCTATCGCTACTATTGCTCTCAAGGTTACTTTTGATTTAGTGTTTAGTTGTAAACGTAATGCTGATCTAGTCACCAATCTCCTCACGGCCATAGGCTCAGCACTTGAGGCTGAGTGTAAGTTTAGATGGTACAAGCTCACTGCTCCTGAACTGTTTAAATACATTGAGGATAGATACTTTCATGAGTCCTGTGGTACACACCAAAAGGAATCTATTGCAAGTGTTATCCTTGGTAGACATGACATCCATTGGGATAAATGGTCAATTAAGACAAAGGCTGCTTTAGGTGGCTGGTGTCTAAACATTGTCATGGCTGAGACTGGATGGTTTATGAAACAGACTGAGACTGTTGGTAAACGTAGTCAGTGTAGGGTTATACCTACTCCTGCTTTCATGGAGATCAGGGATCAACTTATCACCCAAGCTGAGATGTTCAGCGGCATCCCTTGGCCTATGCTTGTTGAGCCAAACGATTGGAGCAATGAACGCATGGGTGGTTACCTCACAAACGAGCTGATGCGTGGGCATCAACTGACTCGGCGCGGTAACCAGACAGTTAAACACGGGGACACACCCATTCAATTTCTGAACAAGCTTCAGAAGGTGAGATACCGTGTCAATACTCATGTGCTTAAGGTTGCTAGGCATTTCAAGGAAAAAGGGATAACAGTGGGGAAATTCATTCCCATTACTGAAGCCTTCAAACCGCCTAGACCACCAGCAGCAGATGAGTTGCCTGAAGTACATCAAGCGTGGAAGCGTGAGATGGCTGAGGCATACAATGCTGATCGTCTTAATTTTAAGAGATCAGTAAGAACAAGAACTCAGTTGGAAGCAGCTGAGAAGTTTAAGGATGAGGAGTACTACCTCTGTTGGTCATTTGATTACAGAGGAAGAGCATATCCTATTCCTGCTTATCTAACTCCACAAGATACTGATTTTGGTAAGAGCCTTATAAGGTTTGCTGACGAGTCATTTGTTGATGATGATGCTGAGCAATGGTTAGCCTTTCAAGTAGCAACAACCTATGGGTTGGACAAAGCTACAATGGAAGATCGACTAGCTTGGGTCAGAGACAACCATGACCTGATCACAAAGATCGCTACTGATCCCATTGACAATCTCCCTGAATGGGAGGGTGCCGAAGAACCATGGCAATTCATGGCTGCATGTCATGAGTATTACCATTGCTGTATTGAATGTGATAAGCAGTTCACTGGTCTTATGGTTGCTGTTGATGCAACCTGTTCTGGTCTTCAGATCCTTGCTGGTTTAGCTAAGGATGCTTCTACTGCATCTCTTGTCAATGTGTCTCCTGGTGATAAGCCTAGTGATGCATACAAGGCTGTAGCTGAAGAAGCCAAGAAACATCTCCCTGAAGAGATGCATGATTGGATGACGCGGAAGACGACCAAGAGAACAGTGATGACCATCCCATATAATGCTACTAAAGCTAGCTCTCGTGTCTACATACAAGAAGCACTTAAGGAGCAGGGATTTGAACCAACAGCTGAACAGGTTTCAATGGTTGTCAAGGCTGTCTATGACAGCATGGATGCTATTGTTCCTGGTCCTATGCGTGTTATGCGTTGGATCAAGCAGCATGTTGGTCAATACATTAGAGATGGTGCGCCTGAGGTTGAGTGGTCTACTCCTTCTGGTTTTGTTGTTAACCAGCGAAGAAACAAGAACGAGGTAGAACGTCTTAACCTTCAGCTACTAGGAGCAACGAAAGTGACTCTTACTGTTGGTAATGGTGACCCCTGTCCTACTCGTCACAAGTCCAGCACTGCTCCCAATCTCATTCATTCACTGGATGCTTCCATCCTCCATGAAACATTTCAAAAGTTTTCAGGACCATTCACGGTCATCCATGATTCAGTACTCTGTCGAGCAACTGACATGGGAACGCTCAACCGCCTTGTGCGAGAGACCTACACGGACATCTTCACAAGAGATTGCTGGCTCACTAAGTTTGGTGAGTCAATCAATGCGTCTGAGCCGCCGCCAATAGTCGGCACCCTTGACCCGGAAGTGGTCGAAGATTCCATGTACTTTTTCTGTTAACCACCATCATCACCATGACTACCCACGTCACTAAAGAGCCTGTCACCCTTGAGGGTTATCAAGCTATCCTGAAGCCGTCTGAGTACGGTTACAGCCTGTCTGCTCTGCTTCCTAAGGAGATCATTGATACTCTTGAGGAGGAGCGTCAGGGAGGGCTTGATTGGGCTCGCAGCAAAGCCAAGAATCCCAAACGTGCTACGGTCAACCCTGAGCCCTGGGAAGAGGTGAGTAGCGATCTCTACCAATGCAAGTTCCGTTGGAAAGAAGATGACAAGATCAAGCCTGTCGTAGTTGATACGGAAGGTACAGTCATTACTGATTCCAATCTGCCCATCTACAGTGGCAGTAAGGTGAAGCTTGCTTTCATTCAAAAGCCTTACAGCATTCCTTCTGGCAACATTGGTACTTCTCTGAAGCTCAAGGCTATTCAGATTGTCAGCTTGAACTCTGGCGCTGGTGTCGTTGACAGCGGGGACCTGGGTGCTGAAGAAGCTGCTGCGCTGTTTGGTGCTACCAAAGGTTTCAAGACCTCTGAACCCAACCCTGAAGCCGCTCCTGTAGCGGAGGACGACGACTTCTGATGCGTAGCCGCCTTGAAGAACAGGTGGCAGCTTTGCTTGACGGGTTGAACATTGAGTATGGTTATGAACCTGAAAAGTTCAACTACGTCATCGAAGCTACGTACACCCCTGACTTTAAAGTCGGTGATGTATATCTTGAGACCAAGGGTTTCTTCAAACCTGCTGATCGTCGTAAGATGCTTGCAGTTAAGAAGGCAAACCCTGATCTTGACATCCGCCTTGTCTTCCAAGCGCCCTACAACAAGATCAGTAAAAACTCAAAAACCACCTACGCCAAGTGGGCAGAGAAATCTGGTTTCCCTTGGTGTTCCTATCAATCCATCCCCCTTTCATGGCTAACCTAAAGTACGGCACACCTGAATTTTACGCAGAAGGCTTTGCTGATTACCTAGCTGACGTTGATGCAGACAACCCTGCAGTTACAGAAAACTTGGTAACAGGTTTTTTGATAGCAATTGAAGACTGGTCATCTTATCACACTAAACAAGCCGATGAATACAGCCGACTCCACAAGCGAGTTCGTGAGGCACTTGCCATGTGAGACTTGTGGCTCATCAGATGCAAACTCTTTGTACTCTGATGGGCACACTTTTTGTTTCGCATGTAACACTTATGGACATACTGAAGAAGATGTACACATTCATCAAATGACCACCGCAGTTACGATGCGCGGATCAGCCGAACGGTTGCACAAGCGTCGCATCTCAGAAAAGGTTTGCAAGCAATACCACATCCACAAGGACGGTCAGGTATTGCGCTTCTACTACTTCAGTGAATCTGGAGTTTTAGAGGGATGCAAAAGTAAAACCAAAGACAAACTATTTACTTACGAAGGCAATGTCCCAGGCACCCTCTTTGGGCAACACTTGTTTCCCGCCACTGGAAAACGAGTCGTCATTACAGAAGGCGAACTCGATGCGGCTAGTTGTCAGGAAGCTATGCCGGGGTGGCCGATGGTATCTCTACCTAGCGGTGCCGCTTCGGCCAGGAAATCGATTCAACGGGCTATCCCCTGGCTCCAGGGTTATGAGGAGATTGTCCTGTTCTTCGACAATGACGAGGCTGGCCGTAAGGCGGCGGAGG